CTATTTGCAGATGGTACAACAACAAGCAATCAATATGAAGGTTTTGTACAATATGATCATGCTAATAATGCTATGTTGTTTGGTACTAATCACGCAACACGCATGCGTATCGATATCAACGGCAACGTTGGTATTGGTACAGATACAAATTTGAGTAATAGTGAATGGCATCTAGGAAGTAGATTTTTAACAATAGATGGCACTGATGGAGATTCATACGGCGTTTTAACTTTGCGAGGCGACAGGGATAACACAGGTACAAGTAGAGCATTTCAAATTGGTGCTGGCGATGGAAACCTTTATCTTGCATATGATGATAACAATAATGATCACCGTGTGGTTGTATTTCCAGATGGTGATATATGCGTAGGACAAGGCGCAAGCGGCGCCAAAGGCGGAAACTATGGTGCTAATTTACATGTTAGAAGTACTGGTACAGGATCTAGTTTAAAACTTACTGATAGCTCCACTGGACATCAAACAAACAGCGGATTTGAGCTTATTTCAACAGGATTAGCTGGTTATATATGGAATAGAGAAGCTGCTAAACTAAGTTTTGCTACCAGTAACTTTGAAAGAGCCTTAATAGATGCTAATGGTAAAGTGATATTAGGCGGAGCTGAAAGTACTATTGGTTCTAATAATGTTCTAACTGTTAGCAATAACGATAACAATGCTGCTTATCCTGCAATAGCATTACAGAATGATAGTACAGGAATGGGCAATGGTCAAGGCATGTGGTTAGGTATCATTGGCGCAGGCAGTGGTCTAGGAAGAGGCTATGTGTGGAACTATGAAAATAAACCAATTTGGATTGGACAAAACGGACTAACCAGAATCAATGTGTCTGATCAAAATGGAGCAATAGGATTTGGCAATATTAGTACTAACGAAGTTTCGCCTAGTGCATGGGGCACAGTGTTTGGAGCCAAAAGTCAGTGGGACACCAAAGGTGTAATTGCAGCCACTGATGGTACAATGCAGATAGGACATAACTGGTATTATGACGACAGTGCATACAAACGCATTGCCACAGGCAAAGCCAACAGACTAATTTTTCATGATGACTACATGAGTTTTGAAAGCACTGTTACAAGTGATAGTGCAGACACAAACATTACTTTTTCAGAAAATTTCAAATTTACAGATAGAGGCCAACTCACTATAAACACACCCAGCATTGGCGCAGGAAATACTGGCGCTGGTCTAAGTGTTCAGTCAGTATCCACTAATAGTGGTGCAATAACTGCACGTAGCCTATCACACAACAATGTTTTTGGTGTACTTCCGTGGAGTAGTGGCAGAACATATTTGAGTAGTGGTGGACACTACGAAGACAATGTCTGGAAAGCACAAAACACAGGCGGCTTTGCACTCATGTCCATCAGTGGCGAACATGGATTAGACTGGTGGGCAGGCGATGGTGCAGCAGACGATGCTTATAATACTTACGTTTCTAGTAAAAAACTAGTGACAAAATATGGATTGCCTGTAAACAATGAACAAAGCTACTGCACAGGTTGGGGATCAGGTGCAAGAACAGATCTAACCTCCACAAGCTGGGTAACAGTAAATGTCAACGGAACTAATAGTACAGGCAATAGATTGAGCGGTAGTGGTAATGTACTGGAATTTACAAAAATAGATAATGACAGTGATTTGATTGTTAGTGTACATTTTCCGTTTTATATGCCTAGTGCAGGCAGTGGCATAGGTATAAGACTAAGAATTGCGCCTCCAGGATCCAGTACATATGCAGTTGACCAATTGACAGATGGACCAGCGCATGGTTGGGGTGCTGGCGGATATGGCGGAGACACATCTGATATCCTAAACTATACTTGGAATACTGAAAACATTTTATCAAATACGGGTGTTGGTGTAGTCAAGATGTATTTTGAAATGAAGTGTTGGGCTGGTACAGATACAGCATATGTGAATATGTATCAAAGTTCTTACAACAAATATGGGTATATACATGTTAGAGAAGTTAGTAGATTACATGGGTAAGGAACAAATATGACATTACCAATTGAAATAACAATTACAGATGCACTTAAGGCACTGGGGCAAACAAATTTTGTTTGTAGCGGAGATCCAACTACTCAAACAGAATTTGAACAAATGTATGCTCCGGTTACTGGAGAAGATGAACATGGTAGTGCTGTTTTTGAAACAAATTCCAGCGAATGGAGTGTAACATGGACACAAGTAAAAGCAAAATATGATGAACTTGTCGCAGCTCATCCAATTTCGTTATTGCGTGAAGCTAGAGATAAAAAGTTAGCTGAGACAGATTGGATAGTAACTAAAAGTTTAGAATCTGGAGTAGCCGTTCCTAGTAATTGGCAGACTTATAGACAAGCACTTAGAGATATTACCGAAACTTATACAAGTTTAGATGATGTAATTTGGCCGGAGAAACCACAATGAGTAGAGCAAAAGAAATGAGAGAAATGCCATTAGGTATTGATGCACACACCACAGGCAATATCACAGTTACAGGTGATATTGACATCAGTAACGGACACTTAGTACACGGTACACAACACTTTGACGGAGGTGCTACTGGAGGAAACGGTGATCTAGCTTTTGTAGAAACTGACAATACTGTGAACAATAATTATACACTAAGTACTAATAGAAATGCAATGACTGTAGGACCTGTAACACTAGCAAGCGGTGCAACAGTTACTATACCAAGCGGACAAAGATGGGTAATACTATAAATGAGCAAGGTTAGAATATACGGTGATGTTAGTGGATATGTAGATATTGCTGTGCCAGACAATGCAGGTACAACCACATTAAATTTAGATAAAATACCACAAGCAGATATCAATGGCAATATTGCAATGGATACTAATACACTTTATGTTGATGCTGCAAACAATAGAGTTGGTGTTGGCACTGCTAGTCCAAATACTACATTAGATATTGTGTCGCCTAGTAATGCTGAAGCAATACACATCAGAGGCAGAAGTGCAGACGATATTGGTCAGTTAAAATTTTACGAAAACGATGGTACCACTAGTTTAGCTAGATTAGATTCTAGAACCACACATTTTGAAGTAGGCTCATATAACGAGCTTAGATTCTCAGCTGGCGGTGTTGGCAACTCACACGTAGTAATTGATACCAGTGGAAATGTTGGTATTGGGATGAGTTCACCTAGTTCTACTTTAGCAGTTGAAACGAGTAGCACTGCCTCTTTATCAAGTTACGCAGGGCACATTGTAGTCGGACCGTCTTCCAGAACTTCTTCTTCAGGTGACTACAGCGGTGGTATACTATTTGACCAAGCCAATGGTGTTCAAGTATCTGGTAAAAAAGGAGCGTCCATAACAGGCTTTCAAGACGGGTCAGACGTAAATTCTATGGGCATTACGTTTAATGTTCATGGTACAGATGGTTCTGCTAACAGATTTGAAGCCATGCGCACCACATCAGCGGGCCATCTGTTGGTGGGTAAGACAAGCACTGGGCTTCAAATGCCAGGTCATGAATTTATTGCAGGGGGTCAGACACGTCATACTAGAGATAATGCAACTGTTATGTTTCTTAACAGGGAGGGAAGTAACAGTGGGGGCATTCTTGAGTTTTACAGAGATAATTCCATTGTGGGGAATATTGGAGTAGCAGATGGTGACAACATATACATTGCTTCTGACGATACCAATGATGTTGGGCTAAAATTTAACGGCGACGGTAATCGCATAACGCCTTGTAATGCAAGCGGCGCTGACAGAGGGAGTGCCATTGATTTAGGTGAAGCTAACAGTGGGCCATTTAAAGACCTCTACTTGTCTGGCGGTGTTAAGTGGACTGAAGGTCAAGTTGAAATAAACAGCACCAGACTTTTAATGCGTAGCACAGGTAATGCGTCTGGTCTACGTTTTGATGGTTCTGGATACACACCCTTTAAGAACGGCTCTGTCGCAGATGGAACCGTTGATTTGGGCTACTCAGGGGGTCGATACAACAACTTATATCTCGCTGGCGGTGTCTACCTTGGCGGGTTAGTGGGGGCTAATAAGTTAGACGATTACGAAGAAGGCGAGTGGACTTATAGCTTGCCTTGTGCTGGCAGTGGGTCAATGAATGTAAGAGCAGGTTATCAAAAAGGTTTTTATACAAAGGTTGGAAGACTAGTTACAATTCATCTTAGATATGAATCAAGTGGCAGATCTTCACCTAGTGGAGATATACAATTAGCAGGACTACCTTTTAACGTAGATACAACTGCACCAACTGGAGGAAACGCCTCTTACACATACCCAATATTGTTAAGAGGTGCATCTAGCTCAAGTTATGAGTGGGATTATAGTTTCCACATAGGACTTATCCCAGGTACAAATACAGGAAAATTTTATGGTCAAGGCGATGGATCTACCCATTCATATAGAGCATTGCAACCTGGAGATATATCTAGTAATTTCGAAGGTAGTATAAGTCTTACTTATAAAACAAATCAATAACTCTATTGGATTATAGAGTTGGACAGTCCAAACATCATAGGAGATAAACGATGGCACTAACAGAAGAAACAGTAGAAGACAAAATAGAGATCGTGGGTGATTACAAACATGTTCAGGTGAGAACAGCCACGGTCATTAAACGTGATGGCGCAGAGATCAGTAGAAGTTTTCATCGTCATGTAGTTGCACCTGGCGATGATATTACAAGTGAAAGCGCAGAAGTACAAGCAATTTGTAATGTAGTACATACACAAGAAATCAAGGATGCTTATGCCGCATACGTAGCATCTCAGACACCGAGCGATGAATAGAATAAATATGTGTAACACCTAGGACACACATATGAGTACACTCAAACTAGAACATATAGCACACATTGATAATGCTGGACCTGATATCAGTATTGACTCTAGTGGACACTTGAACATTGTTAATGGTAATCTGCAAATGGGCGGAGTTACTATGTTGGATGCTAGTAACGGAGATCTGTCAACAGGTAATAATGCTAGTGTTAATATCCGAGATGCGGCAGGTGAAGTAGCAGGAAGAATACGCAACTGGAGTTCGCCAACAAACAGTATTGCAATTGAAAGTGATCCATCGAATAGTGCAGCTGGTAGCTATTTGACCTTTACTGTTGATGGTGCCCAAAAGATGACTATTTTAGGCAATAATGTTGGTATTGGTACAACTAGTCCTTCAGCACCTCTAACTATTGGCTCAGGAGCAACAAGCCGCGGGTCATATTCAGATTTATTAATTGCTCCAGGCGGAGATAATGCTCAAATTGAAATGTGGGGAGCAAATACCAGTTTTGCTATCAGTCATTTTGATAATGATAGACTTGGAATCTACAGTAATGTATCTGGTAGTTGGAGCGAAAGCAGAGGTATCAATATAAAAGCCGATGGTAACGTTGGTATTGGTGTAACTAATCCAGTCAAAAAATTAGATGTAGATGGGGCTTTCTATATTAGAGATGACCATATGCTACATATGGGAACTGTCGATGTAAGTTTGTGGAATAATAACAGTGGTACAGGCGGCATTAATATGCGTGGTGGTACTAGTGGTACTTATGCTGCAATCGCTGAAACTGCGAGCACAGGATACTCCAATCTTTATTTAAATAAAATTGATGTAACTAGTGATATATCAGAAAATGCTAATAGATTTATTGACTTCTATTATGATGGTGTAAGTGGAGTTAGAGTAAGAGGTAATTCTAGCAAAGACCTTTCTTTTGATATGCACGGTGGCGGCAATTTTCTTCTTCCAAGCGGCAAAGTTGGTATTGGTACAACTAATCCTACTAGTAAGTTACATACTGATGGTGCAATAGTTAGTACAAATTTAGCTCAAGGGACTGGTGAATTACAAATTCAAGGTTATGGTAATACTGGTTACATCAATATGAATGGTTCAGGTAGTTTAATATTTAGAATGGGGTCTAGTTATTCTCAAGACTTAAAACTTACAAGTGCAGGTATACTTCAAGGTGTTAGTGATGCAGAGATAAAAACTTCTCCAATTCGTAAACACAGTAATACGATAAGTACTAACACAACAATCGACTCTAGCGAAAATGCAATAGCAAGCGGCCCAATCAGTGTAGCTACTGGAGTCACACTTACAATTAACGGAAATATGACGGTGGTATAAATGGCAGGAATACTAACAGTACAAACACTACAAGGACCCACAACAGGATCAAATGCCAATCAAGTTTTAGTCCCTTCAAATAATACACTAGTGGGCGGAGCTAATAGTATAATACAAGTTGGGTATGATGAAAAAACTGATAATGGTATTAATTATAGTGTTAGCAATGCTATATTATATAATACGCTAAGAGTTACACTAACAAGAAAACAAGCTAACTCTTATTTTCTTATTCAATTATCAACTATTATATACAGAGCATCAACAAGTGGCGAAGCAAGAGCAGGAGTACGATTTAGTGTAAACGGCGGTTCAACAACAAACTACTGGAAATACATAGCTGATGGTACTGCATGGAATAGGTCAGCAATGCAACATAAAATTACAACTACAGGAAGTATAGGAGACACTTGTGTTTTTGAAAGTATGCTTCAAAACACTGTTGCCACTGACAACAGATTTAGAACACCTGATTTATCAGTTTGGGAGATCGCACAATGAGTAATTTATATGTGGATAACATCGTTGAAAAAACAACTGGTAATGGTGTTCATATTCCTGGGCATGTTATACAGGTTGTTAGTGCAGAGTATAATAGTATTATTAGTACTAATAATAATTCTAGTATGACAGATACTGGTTTTAATTGTCAAATAACACCTACATCTAGTACAAGTAAAGTATTAGCTCTAGTTACATTAAGTAATGTAAGAAAGACAGGAGATACTGTTACTAACGTAAGATTATATAGAAATACTCAAGCGGTGACGCAGGATATAGGAAACCTAGACACAGGAGATACTCAATTATTAACTATCCCATATGCCTTTCAGTATTTAGATAGTCCATCTACGACTTCTCAAATTACTTATAGAATATACTGGAGAGGTGCTAATGCTAGTATGTTTGGCCCACAACATATAACCTTAATGGAGATCGCACAATGACCAGTATAATAAAAGTTGACAGTATTACCAAAAGTGATGGCACAGCTGGTGTACACATCGCAGGACATGTTATTCAAACTGTAAACACACATCATCCTGATGGTAGTTTTGCTTTCAGCGGCAGCCCCAGCAATTTGTTTAGTGCTACAATTACGCCAAAATATCAAAACAGTAAAATATTAATAACCGGACACATGCAAAGTGAACGCATCACAGCAGATCAAAGCTGCTATTATTATGCTAATCTAGGTCGTTCAATAGCAGGTGGAGGCAATACATTTTTAACAAGAATTGTAAATGCAATTGGTTATCAAGCACCTCAGTACATGAGACAATCAAGTTCTAATGCATATTTAGACGCACCTAATACCACTAGTTCGATAGAATATATTGTTGGTATAGATTTCTATGGTACAGGAACACACAATATAAAAATTACATCTCTTACACTGATAGAGATTGCACAATGAATATAAACGGAGAAAACAAATGACAACAATCGCAACAGCGTTAACAGAGTTGGGAATTACGGAGTGGGTTCTCCGTGGTGAGCCAACAACAGAAGCAGAATTCACAAGCATGTTTGCCAAAGTAACTGGCGCAGATGCAAATGGTTCAGCAATTGAAAGCCAAAACCCAAGTGATTGGGGAACAACTTGGTCAGAAGTAAGTGCTAAATTAGCAGAACTTACATCAGCAGAGCCCATGCGTTTACTGCGTGAAGAACGTGATAGATTAATTGCAGCCACAGACTGGTGGGCTAGCAGTGACTTAACTATGACAGATGAACGCACAGCATATAGACAAGCACTACGTGATATCACTGACAGTGCAACATCGCTTGATGATGTAACATGGCCAACAAAACCGGAGTAATATAATATGCCACTAGTGTTAGACGGAGATACAGGAATTGTAGGAGTATTGCTTACAGATGCAAACGGTAATGTTACATTTGACACAAACACACTGTATGTAGATGCACCCAACAATAGAGTTGGCATTGGCACAACGGGGCCAAACTATCCGTTAGAAGTGGAAGCAACAGCTACGACTAATACTGATATTGTAGGATTTAGTAACAGTAATGGTACTGCAAAACATATTTTTGGATTAGAAAATGTTGGAGCAGGTACATATAGATTATTAGATTCTAGTAATAATAATGCTGTGTTCTTTAGTGGACATAGTGCTGATAAATCTTATTTAAATGTTGGTGATTTTGGTATTGGGACAACTAATCCAGTAGCACCATTGGTTGTGAGTAATGGTGGTGCGTCTGGTATCGAATTTCATCCGGAAATTGCCAGTAATTTCAATAGAATTACAAACTATAATCGCAGTGCTAGTGCTTATAACGATTTAGGAATAGATGCATTAGAAATTAACTTGCGCCCATCGGGTGTTAGAAAATTCACAGTGAATGCAAGTGAAACAGTTGTTAATCCAGATTCACAAGTACACAACTTTAGGGTCAGCAGCGATACCAATTCAAATATGATATTTGTTGACGGTACTAATAACAGAGTTGGTATTAGTACTAATAGTCCAGACACATTATTACAAGTCGGCGACGGAGTTGCAGCATCCAACAGAATTAGACTAGCTGGTCCAAATGCTGCTACTGTAAGTGCAGGAATTCAATTTTATGTTGCATCAACTGAATATTTAAATTTAGACTATAATAGTAATACAAATAAATTAGAGTTTAAAACAGATACCACGTTCGGCACTGATGTAATCTTTACTATAGATAGAGAAAATCGTAGAGTAGAAGCCAGTGACTATCATTATAATTTGGATATACCAGATGCAGAACCTTTTATAATGTTTGATTTTGGCAATAGTAGATCAATTGCAGGATCTGGTTCTGCTGATGTTGGCATAGACTTTAAAAGAACACAGAGTGCTCCAGGTACATCAACTTATATCAATGAAGCTGGTTTAATCGCGTATGCAGATCAAGATGAACCTAGATTTCATCATGATCCTGCTACAGGTAAATGCAGAGGATTGCTAATAGAAGATAGTGCAACAAATTGGTTACCCTATAGCAGTCTAGCAAATAGTTCTTGGAACACAGATAACTGTACTAAAACTGCTGACAATGCTTATGCACCCGACGGGACCTATACCGCAACACGTATAACTGCAACAGGTAATGCTGCACAATTTTGGAGAGGCGGATCTAACACAAACGGCGGCGTACAAAGTGTGTTTATCAAAGCAGGAACTCACAGTGTATTGGGAATATATGATTGGAGTGGTGGTGGCGGTACACCTATTGCAGGTTGGTTTGATGCATCTGCTCAAGAATGCAAAGCAGCAGGTGCTAGTTCATACACTGGATTAAACACAACAAGTGTAGGTACAAACTACAATGCATATATGGAAGACTATGGCAACGGGTGGTACAGATGTCATGTTACAAGAAAAACTACCGGGCAGAACATGGTTTATCATCACTTTAGAATGGTAGACAGAGATGCTGCAACAACTGCCAGTAGTAGTGGACACTACATGTGGTGGTGGGGAGCGCACACTGAAGATTTTGGAGTAGAAGTTTATCCAGCTAGTACGTATATACCTACCAACGGAAGCAGCGTTACTAGAAGCAATGACCAACTTGAAGTTGATGATGTGTACCTAATGACTCCTATGACTATTCATTGGGAAGGTGAAACAAATAGATTGGAATATGCAAGAAGACTTTATGGAATCGTTGTCGGCGGCGGCGAGATAAGACCACTTATAACTAATAATGGAGAATTGAGTGTTTACACAACATTCAGTAATCTTGGTAATATTAGTGGCATGAATGCCACTATTAACAGACCATTTGGTTTAATACACAGATTTCAAAACACTACACATAGAGCAACCATGTGGAACAGTGTAAGTGGATCTACCCAAAGTGCAGAAACCAGTGGAGGCAACAACAGAGACGGCGAAAGAATGACATACATAAGATTAGGATATTCTGGTGCAGGTGATAATCCTAGAAGATGGTGTGGTGTTGTTAAAAAGTTTGCTATATATCGAGGCGGATTAACAAATGATCAAATGACGGAGTTGGTAGTAAATGACTAAATTAATAGGTAGAAATCCAAACCAAGTACCAACCAACAACATGTTGGGTAATATGGCTTATCAAAATTCAAACCCCAAAGTAGGATTCCATGCTGGGCTAACCAATACGTTCAGTAATAGCGGTAGTACAGTTCCTATCACTTTTGATAATACAACGAATATTGGTAATTTTAACTATGGCAATCACTACAGTACTACATCCGGAATTTTTGTAGTACCATCTGCTGGATTGTATCATTTTAACGTACAAATTCTTGCACAAAATTTAGGCGGTGGTGATAATGTAGAAATTTATATTAGGATCAATCGGGGAGGTAATCA